TTTAATAGTAGATACAAATTCGTGGATATCGGTAGCAGATGCAACTACGTACTTTGCAACTCGTTACGGAGCAGGGGATCAGTGGGGCACTAGTATACCTTCTGAAACTAATAAAGAAGCAGCACTAATCACAGCGTATAATCAGATACAAAGTTGTAAGCTTTTTGAAATCGGTACGGTGACTCAAGATGTTAAAAATGCTCAGTGTGAACAAGCGTTGTTTATTATTATACACCAAACTGATTCAGATAGTCGAATGGGTGTGCAAGCTCAAGGGGTACTTGCAGCTGGCATAGTTAAAGAGACGTACAAAGCTTCGTCAGGTGGAGAGATACCTATTTCACCTATAGCTAAAAGAATGCTCGAAACTGCTGGAGCTTTTACAGGCAGGAAATTGGCTTACGTCATGGACATCGATCGTGATGAAGATGAAGATGCCGATGCTAACGTAAATGACTAGGAGTTTTTATAATGCAGTATAACGCTGACTACTATTATAACTTATTAAAAATACAAACCCCTTTTGGTGAAGACATAGCTAGAAGAAGGTGGAACTTTATACTTAACAACACCATTACAGACTCCGTACATACCGTACTAGATTACGGTTCGGGGGTCGGATTCTTTAAGGCATTTTCTCCACCAGGAATTCAGGTGGATACGTATGATATTGGTCCAATTGTTCAAACTGGTGTACGAAGATCTAAGTACGATGTATTAGCAATGTGGGATGTGTTGGAACATATACCTGACTTTAGTGTACTAGATTTTTACCTTGAAAACTGTAGGTACGTAACTTTAACTGTACCTATGTTACCTAACGGACAAGAACTAAAAACGTGGAAACATTATAAACCTGGTGAACACTTACACTACTTTGATCACGTTCAACTAGATAACCTATTTCGAATGCACGGTTTTAAACGTATACATTCTGATAGTAAAGAGTGTCCTCCTAGAGTGGACGTACAATCAGTACTATACATGAAGGAGAGTTATGGGCTTTAGTGAATTAAAAGGATTAGAACGAGAAACTTACTTAGCCACGCAGGTAGACGAGTTAACAAAGCTCTATCGCAAGACTCAGAAAGACCTTACTCGTCAACTACGGTCTATAGACCTTACGAAGTTTCAAAGATACCGTACGGAGGCTATCCTATTGCAGGATGACCAGACTCTTAACGCTCTAGGCAAGGATGCAAGGCTATGGACAAAAAGAACCATGCCTGTGGCATATGAACGTGGTATGGACGTATCTGCTGAGGCTTTAAAACGCTTAGGTGTGACTAAACATATGAACTACGATGCACAGGTGCATACCTCAGCTGTAAACATACTTATCGATGACGTTACCGTAGAGCTATTACAGACTACTGAGAATATGCGTAAAACCGTTAAACGTTACATACGTGCAACACAGCAAAAGATCCTGGAAGAGAAAATGATTAACAAGACCATAGCTCAGGGTCTTTTAGAAGGTCAGACACGTAAACAGGTATCGGATACGTTATTGGTGAGTATTAAGAAACGTATTGAAAATGAACAGTACTTAACTATTAATGGTCGCCACTATAGACCTGATAATTACTCTAGGATGTTAGCGCGTACAAAAACAAATGAAGCAACGAATCAGGCATGTGTTAATACTACTTTATACTACGGACTAGACCTAGTTCAAGTAGATGTACACTCAGGTAGTTGTGAATATTGTATGCAGTGGCAAGGAAGGGTTTACTCAATATCGGGGAACAACTCTGATTTTCCAGAGCTTGTAGATAGACCACCCTTTCACCCAAACTGTAAACACGTGCTTACAGCTATTACAGAAGAGAGCATGGAGGATCGTGGTACGTACTCAGGTCAACAAAGACTGAGCAATGCTCCAGCTACAAAGGTAGACTCGTTTAATCGTTTCGAAGAACTAGTGGAGGGATTAGCATGATAAATGCGTACATGACAGACTCAGTAACTTTTAAAAAGAACGTATCAGATGATGAGTACGGAGAAAAGAACTTTACCAACTACACGATTAAATGTCGCTTTGACTTTAATACGCGCCTTATCTCTTCTCCAGAGACTGGACCAACTATAGCTTCAAAGGCTACCGTGTTAGTTAGGGGTGGAGATAAGAGTCAGTATCAGATACTAGCTGATATAGATGGACGACCTGTAAGGGATATAGTAGGTAACTTTATACTTGTTATAGGTGGTGATACGGTACTTGAAATCACACACGATGATAAGATCATTTACGGAGGAATCGAGTACAGTATAGTAGATATCATAGTTAAAAAAGGATTTGGTTCAAAAAACCAATACCTGGAATTAAGGATAAGGTAATGAAAAACGGCATGAGCATAAATACTACTCAATTTGATATGAAGCTAAGGAAGTTAGCTGATCAAATTAAACCTAAGGCTATAGAAACTGGATTAGGTAGAGCAGGTTTACAGATAATGAATGATGCTATCATGCAAAGTCCTACGGTACCTAAGGAGGAAGGTTGGTTAAGGGGTTCAGCTAGTGTATTTGTAAACAATGAATTGAGTGCAGTATCTGAACATGGTATCAAAGGTGAGGCTAACCTGGTGTACACAGAGTCTCGAGGTTTGGAAGTAGTGGTTGGTTTCAATACACCTTACGCAGCTAGGCTACACGAGAGCCCTAAGTTTAATTTTACAGAGCCTAGTTCAGGTGCTAAGTTTTTAGAGACTAAACTTACTAGGAATAAGAAAACGTACCTGAAAATAATAGCTAACGCTTTAAAGGAAGGATTAGGACATGCTTAAAGAAATTACAAACTACATAGCTAATGGTACTGACTTTACATTAGGTACTGATTTACTATTCGGGCATGACAACGTAGGTGCGGAGGATACAGGTGTACTCGTACTAGATAGCGTAGGAGGTAGTCCTGAATTTGACTTACCAGATTACGTAGCTAAAAATATACAAGTACTATCACGTTCTTTATCATATGTAACAGCACGTGATAACGCTATGACCATTTATACGTACCTGCAAAGTAAAACAGGTATAACATTACCCGTAGTAGAAGGGGGTTCTACTTATTATGCCAATGTAATCGAAGCTATACAGCATCCGTATTGCATAGGGCAAGATAGCAAAGGACGTTGGGAGTTCAGTGCTAATTTCGTGTTCAAGATACAAGTAATTTAGTAAAACAAAGAAGGAGGATAAAATGGCACAAGGAATATTAAGGGACTTAGGTCCGTGTCAAGTAATTTTTGATTCTACAAGTTTAGGAGAGACGTTTGGAAATGTGGTTTTTCGATACACATCTGACTCTCGACCTATTCACGAAGATTCAAAAGGTACTACGCAGGTTGATGAAGTATTTGTTGGTGCAGCATGTGAGGTTGAAGTTCCAATGACAAGAACTTCACTAGCACAACTAGCTTCAATTATACCAGGTGCTTCAGTTGTAGGTACTGTTATGGGTGTAGATAGTCCAGTAGGTACAGCAATGTACGAATCAGCTGCAGCACTAGTATTAAAACCACTAGTAGGTGGAGTAGCCAGTGCTCAAACGTCATGGTTAACAATACCTAAAGCCTATCCAAAGATAGACCTAGAGATTACGTATAACAACGAAAATCAAAGGGTGTATAAAGCTATCTTCATAGGGTTCGCTGATTCAGTAGGTTTGATCTGGAAGGTCGGGGAGTAAACGTTACGTAAAAAGGCAAAATAAGGGAGGTGATTATTATGCCCAAGAAAAACTTTGATGACGCATCAATGTTCGGAAGTATCGAGTTCACGTTAGAGGGTAAGGATTACGCTATCGAAAAGATAACGAGTCAAATGATGAAGGACGCTTCTAAAGCACCGAAGGAAAACCCTGACAGTGTGGAAGTATTAGCTCAGCAGTTGTCGATCTTTACGGAGCTGAGGTAGCTACGTTTCTAGAAGTAGACGTAAGAAAGCTAGGTGCTGTAATTCAGTACATTACGAAGCAGATGGATACGCAGGTTAAGTCGGAAAAAAACGACTCGGAGGTAGTGGCAAGTTAATATCGGTAATTGTCTCTACCTTTCCTGGTCAGTTTAGTTACGCTGAATTACTGAGTATGGACGTACGTGATTTGAACTTTTGGTACGTAGAAGCTATAGAGTATAGTTTAACCGATTACTTAAAACAGATACAGTCTGTAAGAGTAGCTAACTCTAAGAGTTACAAAAGTACAGTAGAAACGATACAAGGTAAAATACGTAATTTACGTACTGACAAACAAGAAACGGTAGGTCAGAATTGGGACGACTTAAAAATCCTAAAGTCTGGTAAATTAAAGAAGGAGTAGGATATGGCTTTTGACGCTGGTGCGATTATAGGTAAATTAAAATTAGACGACAGACCTTGGACTGCTTCTATCCAGAGAGCGAAGATGCAGTCTCAGGGCTTTCGAGGAGTTATCATGCGTAATTCGCAAGAAATACGTAGGATGGGTTTAGCTATGGTTGCAGTTGGAGCTGGCGTCACTGCCCTTTCATTAAAACTTGCTAATATGGCAGCTGAGGTTGAGGAGTCCGAGAACTTGTTTAGAGAGTCTATGGACGGTATGACTGATGCTGCCTACAACTGGAGTCAGGACTTGTCTAAGGCTTTAGGTATTAACCAATTTGAGATTAGAAAAATGGTTGGTACCTTTAATGTTATGTTAAACTCAATGGGTTTAGCTGAAAAACAAGCTTACGACATGGCTACTGCTCTAACAACCTTAGCCTATGACATGGCTTCATTTTATAACTTAGAACCAGAGATAGCTTTTATGAAGTTACAATCTGGAATCAGTGGGGAGGTCGAACCTCTTAAACGTTTAGGTATTCTAGTTAATGAAAATACCGTTAAACAGTGGGCGTACAATAATTCATTAGTAGCAGTGGGTGCTAAACTTTCTGAACAACAAAAGGTATACGCTAGATACAAGGTTATACTAGAACAAACAGGTAAGGCACAAGGTGACCTTTTACGTACGTCCAATTCTTACGTTAACATATCCAGGAGACTGGGATCTCAACTAGAGGAACTCGGTGCTACCTTAGGTGGTCCAATGAAAGAAACTATGGTAGGTATTAAAAAAGATTTACTAAAGGTAGTAGAGGTAGTTAAGAATTGGGTAGATATTAATCCTCAGTTAGCTAATACCATTATGCTAGCAGTTGCTGCACTTGGTGCATTGTTAATTGTCATAGGAGCTTTAACGATTGCTATTCCTTCATTGGTAGCAGGGTTTACTATTATAGGTCCATTTATACTTCCTGTACTAGCTTCAATTACTGCAGCTATCATAGCTGTGTGGGCTGCATTCAAATACTGGGATGAGATACGGGCTTTCCTTTGGTCGTTTGCATCTACGGTAAATCAGTCACTCGGTGAGTCACTTGGTGCTGTAGCCGATTTTATAGAAGGTGTAGAGAGTATAGGTGGTGCTACAGGCGCGTGGTGGAGGTTTGCTGCAGGTGCTACAGAAGCCTTGTCCAAGGTCTTACTCAAGCTGGCAGACTATACTAGGGTAGTTGCAAAGGTACCTGGTTTCGGTACAGCTTGGAGTGGAGTTTTAGAAAGTTCTTTACGTACGGTCGGTAATAGTTTAAGTGGTATAGCTGAAACTTATTCCAAACGTGCTACAGATATTTCAGAGTCAGTTAGCCACGGTGTTTCGGATACGATACGCGAGCTGTCAAAGTCTACTTTGGAAGACGCTGAGTTTTCTCAACAACGTGCAAATACTATCATGGATGAAATAGCTAACAAGTCTCAGGAAACGGTTAATAAATTAAAAGCGAGTTCTGCAGAATTAGCTGACACCACTAATACGAACGTGGACTTAGCTGCCGAAGAAATGGCACGTGTACTGGATACGTGGGACACACAATGGAAAGACGTATATAAGAACGTACCTAAGTATCAGTTAGAAGCTTTAGACGTTATGGCTAAACAATTTCAGATGTACGTTAAGTCTGGTCAGATTAGTCAGTCTCAATACGCTGAGTGGTATGCTTTTAACCTTGACCAAATTAAAGGAAGTACAAAAAGTGCTTTTAACCTTATGGACGAGTTAGCTACTCAGTCAGCTCGAAACATGCAGAATACATTTAGTACCTACCTGTTTGACGCTTTCACAGGTAAGCTAGCTTCTGCTGAAGACGCGTTTAAAGGTTTCTTAGAGTCCATGCTTAAGTCCATTGCTGATCTCTTCTCCCAGTCAGTCGTCCAGTGGTTATTTGGTGCGTTCTTTAACCCTATGGGAGCAGCACTAGGAGCAGTAGCTCCAGCAGCTACTACATTTGGATTTGCTAACGGAGCTGATGAGGTACCTTATACAGGTTTATTTAAAGTACACAGAGGTGAAGAAATTACACCTAGATGGGGTAGTAATTCCGAAGAGGGTGGTAGGAAAGAAACCTTATTAACTATCTATAATATGATTACACCTGAAGCAGTTGCTGCAACACTACGTACTAAGGAAGGTGAAAATACTATTATAAATATTATCGGTACTAGTTCCTTGCGTAACAACCCTACAATAAGAGAGGTGGTAAGACGATGAGTGCATTCAGTTTAGCACGTGAAAAATGTGAAGAGATACTTAACTATGACGTTTTAATTACTCGATACGAAAATCAGTCTGAACAAAGAAGACTAGTACAGGATACCAAGGTAATAGGTTTTAAAATTGAATCACCTTGGAGAACTAAGACACAGATGCAAGCTTACCGTAATCACCTCATAGGTGTTTATGGTGCGTTGGATACATTTACGTTTGTTAGCCCGTTTGACGATGTCAACTACAACGTACGATACGAACCTGAGACGTTTACTACTACATTCGTTAAAGGTTTATATCGATGCAAGTTTAATTTTAAAGTAATATCGGAGGTTTAAATGCCACGTACCCCAGATGCAAATTTTATAGTTGAAAAGAATAAAGAAGCAAATAAACCCGTACGTCTGTTTATTATCTATAACTACGATGACGCTTCAAGTAATTTGTACCTAACTAGTCGTAAAGAAAACTATACCTACGATGGACAAGTTTACACAGCCTTCCCTATTAGCGTAGATACGGTAAGTGAAAATACCGATGGTCAGGTTGACGAGGTACGTATTAAACTGGGTAACGTATCTCGGTTTGTAAGAAGGTACCTTAAGAACTATGACTGGCGTCAAAAGAAAGTAGTTATACGAACTACCTGGGACGGTCATGCTTCGGGGGCTTACATAGATGATACATACTATATAGATACCATAGCTTCGGATGCTTATGATGTTTCGATTACACTCACCAGTAAATTCGACGTTATTAATTTAAACTTACCTCACGCATTGTTCAACAGACACTTTTGTCGTTGGAAATTTAAAAGCACTGAGTGTGGATACGCAGGAAGTGAGTCAACGTGTAATAAAACTCTTGCACGTTGTAGAGAATTAGATAATCAAGCACGTATCGGAGCTGAGCCTTCTATACCTGTAAGGAGGATAATGCTATCGTGATTACTGCAGATGAATTAGTAAGAGAGTACTTAGGTATACCCTTTAAACATCAAGGTCGTGACTTGAAAGGGTTTGATTGTTGGGGTTTAGTCGTACATATTTATCGACATAAAAAAGGTATTCGAGTACATGACCCAGTTAACTATACGTTTAATTGGTCACGTGAAAACCGTAATTACTTTGTAGAACATCACTACAAGAATTGGAAAGAAGTTACGAAGCCTACGTATATGGACGTTATACTATTTAGTTTAGATGGTGCTAACGTACCTAATCACGCAGGTATTTATATAGGTAGTAATCGATTCATACATAGTATCAAAGGTGCTGGAGTAGTTGTACAGAACTTAGATACTGCGTATGAACTTAACTTTGTAGGAGTATATCGATATGACCACACAGCTTAAATTACAGTCAGTTAAAGTTAAATACGTTCCTAACGCTTTAAAGTATGAAGGACGTACGGAAACTACTATAGAGTATAGTAGTTCGTTAGATAGCTCAGTTGAGTTTTTCTTAAAAAAGAGTTTAGTCAAGTATGAAAAGTGTAACGTAATCGTATCAGGTAAACTTGTAACTGATTTACGTACGAAAGCAAGTCCTGGAGATGAGATAGTAGTTACTCCGATAGTAGATGGTGCTTTAATCGTAGGGTTGTTTTCTTGGATGGCTGCAAATGCTGCAGTCATAGGTGTTATAGCTCTTGCAGCAGGTGCTGCATGGGCGTACTCAGCTTTAAATAAGTCACGTAAGCCTACGCTAGGTGCAGGTATAGGGATTGACGAGAGTTCCCCTACCTATGGGTGGGACGGTATTCAAACCACTCAAGATGTCGGTATACCTATCCCAGTAATCTATGGTACGCACCGTGTAGGCGGTAATGTTATTAACCAGTACATACGTTTTGCAGATGATAAAAATTACTTGAACGTACTATTAGCAGTTGGTGAAGGAGAAATTGAAGACATAAGTGATCTTAGGATCAACGATAATCCCTCAGCTAACTTTGCAGGTATTTCAATAACTGAAAGATACGGTACAAATAGTCAAAGTATCATACCTAATTTTGAAGATGCTCATAACATTTACGCTGTAGGAGTTAACCTACTACAAAGCAGTGCTCATACGTATACTACGATAGATAGTGATGTGGAAGCTATAGAATTATACCTAAATTTCATAGGGGGTCTTTACGGACTTAACGCTAATGGTTCTTTAGATACCTGGGCAGTGACGTACCTTGTTGAATGGAAACTTACTTCCTCAGGTACGTGGGCACCTGGTGATCAAGATACCGTAACTATAACTGCTGCGAATCGTTCTACGGTACGTAGGATATTTCGTGTAGAAAGTTTAACTGCAGATCAATACGACATACGTGTTACACGTACTAGTGCAGACAGTGATGCATCTCACCAAGGGGATTTACAATGGGTTCAAACCGATGAAATTAAAACCGATAATTATTCTTACCCTAACCTAGCTCAACTGGGTATAGAAGCATTAGCTAGTGAGCAGTTATCAGGAGCACGACCAAACTTTACATTTTTAGTTAAAGGTAAGAAGATATCTGTACCTCTTGTAATGAATGGGTCTACGGAGGTAGAGTGGGATGACTATTACTGGGATCCATCTGACGAAGATTACAAACTACTATCCGATGATACGGTATTGTCTTGGGACGGGACTACGTACGTTGATAGGTATAGTGCCAACCCTATATGGTGTTTACGAGACCTGTTGACCAATAGTCGATACGGTTTAGGAGAGTATATTAGTACAGCTAACCTGAGTTTAACTAACTTACTTACTATGAGTCGTTACTGTGAAGAAAAGGTAAGTGACGGTGATAGTGGGTACGAAAAACGATATCGACTGGACGTAGTACTGGATGGAAATAGTAAAGCCCTTGACGTCATCCAGCAACTGTGTACAGTTTTCCGTGGACTACCTGTTTACTCAGAAGGTGCCATTAACATTAAGATAGATAAACCCGAGTCTCCTACCCAGTTATTCACTATGGGTAATATGATTAAAGATAGTTTTTCTGAACAATGGAAATCTGTACGTGAAACTCCAAACGTTATTGAAGTTCAATTCATGGATCAGGAACAAGATTATAGGCAAGAACAAATAGCCTACGCAGACGAGGCTTCCTTAGAAGCTGGTACACCCATGCGCAAGGAACAGATCAAGATATTTACTACCAAGATGTCTTACGCTTTAAGAGAAGCACGCTACGCTATTAAATCAGCTAAGTATCGTAACCAAGTGTGTTCGTTTAAAGCAGGTATAGATGCTATCATATGCCAGGCAGGGGACGTTATTTCAATAGCTCATGACGTACCTGAATGGGGTAGCTTAGGTAGTGGGAGAGTGATAACAGGTTCTACTACTACATCAGTCAAGGTAGATCGTACAGTTACTATCGCGCCTGCAACTACGTACACTATAATGGTACGTCTTGCCGATGATACCTTAGAAGAACGTACCCTAACTAACTCAGCTGGGGATACCAATACACTTACCGTATCAGTAGCTTTTTCTTCTGCACCTACAGAGTATAAAAGTATATGGACAGCAGGTGCTTCGGACCTGGTTAAAAAAGATTTTCGTATCGTATCCATGGCAAGAGATGGAAGTAATGAAGTACGTATCAATGCTTTAGAGTATGACGCTAACGTGTACGACGACTCAGCTGTTATTATTCCTTCGACACCTACCATACCTTCTACAGGTATACCTGCTGTGTCTAATATAAATTTGATTGAAAGGGTATTTACTAGAAACGATGGTGTGGTAGAAAACGCAATTGAAGTGTGGTTTGATGCTCCAGATGCTTCTACATATTACCTAGAGAATAGATACAAAGGTGCACGTATATACTATAGAACTTCTACAAGTGCTGGTTGGACGTACTCTGGATATACCGAAGACAATATACACACTATTACTGGAAACCTAAATGTTGGCTCTACGTACTACGTTGCAGTCGTTAGTGTTTCTTGGTTAGATACCGAAGGTGATAAAGATACCTCGCCTACAGACTCTATCCTTCTTACAGGTAAACAAGCTCCCCCTGCTACGGTATCTACTTTCGCAGGAGACTTTAGTGATTTACTTACCCTTTCATGGAATAAAAATACTGAAACAGATGTAGCAGGTTACGAGGTACGAGATGAAGACGCTAACTGGGGTACTGATAACGCTAATAGAATTTATAGAGGACTGGTTAATAGTTACCAGTATCAACCTACAACTCGTTCACCAGGACCACTATACATTAAAGCCTATAACTTTAGTGGTGCCTATAGTACTGCTGCAGCTAGTGTAGATCCTGAAAACACCGTACCCGATGCACCGATTAACTTGAGTGCTGATATATTTTTTAACATAGCTAGTTTTTACTGGACTGACTTAGTAGACTTAGATACAAAAAAGTATGAGGTATATAAATCTAAAACCGATGCGTGGGCAGGTGAGGAAGAGTTGTTAGGTAAGGTAGCTGGAAGAGAAATAAACATCGATAGCCGTACGCCTAGAAGTGGGGACGTAGCTAGTGCTACCACTACTACGATCGTTGATACCAACCTCATAGGTTTATCCGACGACTACTTTAACGGGGACGTAATTGAAATCACGGACGGAGTAGGGTCAGGTCAAACACGTGTAATAACCGACTTTAACGGAACTACTGGAGAAGTAACCGTAGCTACCTGGACAACTACACCTGATGCTACAAGTAAGTTTATGATTAACGAAAGAATATACGTTAAGGTTCGTGGAGTCGATTACTACGGTGTCGGGGCTTTTTCTGCTTCCCAGGTAATTACCTTTGAAGCTTTAGATGAAAATGCTATCGGAGATAACGTTATTACAGCTAGAAAAATATACGTTGCTTGCTTATCTGCTTTGTCTGCGAATATGGGTTGTATTACAGCTGGAACTATACAGGGAGCGACTATGCAGACAGGCTCAGGTGGTGCTAGGACGGTGTTCGATGCCACGGGTATAAGAAGCTATGACTGTGATGGGTGCCAGAATTTTGAGGTACAGGGTGGTTCGTTATGGGCAAAAGATGTTACGTTTTACGACCCTATATGTAATTGTTGTTACTCTTACCTGTCAGCAGGATCTTGGTACTTTCACGATGAGTTAGGTAATACTACTCCGTACCCTAAAAGAATTTGTAATGGTTTTGCAGCTACGGGAAGTACCGTAGATCTCTGTGGTTGGTGTAGTGAACCTAAGGTGCAGGTAGGTATTAAAGAACTAATGGCATACAATGCTTCTTACGCTGTGAACTGTCAGAAGTGGTGTATATATTACGATAATCTTGCTTGGTATTGTACCTCAGCTACGTGTTACGGGTATACGTTTGATGTACACGCTAAGCTTATCAAGTCAAGTGGAGCGTACGCAGAGTGCGTAAAGGACGCTAATGAGGGTGTATGCGTATATACCAATGACGCTGTATGTTGTACAGACGTTAAAGTTAAATTTCAACTATGGTGCTATAACTCGGCATGTTCAACGTGTTACTATTACGGACAGCACTGTTATAGTATACGGTACAGAGAATGTGGATGCGTAACGTGGGCTTGTTGTGACTTTCTATACTGTCAACCGAATTCAACCCTAGGAGATTTACAAAGTGATCAATGCTGTGTACACACCTTACCTTTTAGTCCTGCTGGGTGTTATGAGATAGTAGTAGAAGAGGTATCTACCGTATACTGTTTAACAGTTTTAAGTGGTTCATCAACTGCTTGTTGCAGAAGAGAATTAGCTAGTACCATAAAGACGGACTACGCAAATTGTGATTGGTGTTACCACGTTCTATATAATCAATCCTGTTCTTGTTGTATGAATCTAACTTGTTCAGCTAATTTTGCAGGTTCTAATCCGACAAACGTATATTGTGCATATGTTTATCAGTGCTATTATCTCTCTTGTGTAGATATGCGTAATTGTCAATACAATTACTCTAATTCTTGTTCGCTTATGTTTGCTTGTAATACTATTTG